TCCAAGAACTGCCGATGGTAATGCGCTGTGTATCAACACTAAACGTGCCTGCCGAAGCGTAATCAGCCGATGCCGCCAACCCCATATTAGTGAAGGCATTTGCCAGTGTGTAAGGCACGCCCACGTCTGGATTGACGCCCGATACCATCGTGCTATCACCAGCGAACAGCACGCGCACGCGCCCTTGATTGGCGCGCAGAATTTGCATCTTTGCTTCAAAGACCGGCGAGATGGGCGAGTTGTTCAGGTTCGCAACGGCTTGCGCCAACGTGGTTGCGCCCGTGCCGCCCTCGGTAATAGCGACTGGATTGGATAGGCCGCCGCCACCGCCAAAAGTGCCGTCCGATATACGGGTGTTGATGCCTTGGATCACACCATTGATAGCGCCTACATAGTCACCAGGGACCGCGCCGGTAAGTATGGGGAGGAAATTCGTCATTCTCGGAACTCCGATTAGTTAACGTCGAGCATACCCACAACAACCGTCGCGCCCGCCGCGCCAGCAAGGGTAGCGTAAATCCAAGGGGCATCCGTGAGGCTCGCGAGAGTGCCTACACCGAGCTGAAAATTGTCCGCCGCTGCGGCGGTCTGGGTAATGGCTGTGGCACCCGCAATATTCTTAAGCGGCATCAAAGTTACGCCGCCGTCAAAGCTGACCTGCCAGGAGATCGTGCCGCCGCCGAAAGTGCCCTGCGAATACACAGTGCCAGAATAAAGCTGGTTAGTGCCGAGATTGACACGAGGAACCTTGGCCACAAGCACTGAGGTATTTGTCGTAAGGGTCTGAGTAAATTTAGCCATAGCGGCCTCCTCGTAAGCAGAATGAATATGCCCTAGGCCGTCTAGGAACGCAAGTTAGTTAATGACCCGAACCGACTGCCCTTCAATGGTTTCGCCACGGATGGAAGCGAAGATGGCCGCCAGCGTGTCGGTGTTCCGTTTCCTGAACCTCGTCTCATCCGCCTTGAGCCCTGCGCTTACTACCGTCGCCGCTGCTTCCTTCTTGATGGAGAGGATGCGGACATAATTATCGTCGGAGCTGTCTGGCGTCGGGATGTTCATAATCTCTTCCAGCGTCGTCAACGACGTATTAACCAGCGTGTTAAGCCGGGTGCCCTCGTCCTCTAAAACTCCATTCCGGTCGCGTAGCCCATCTTCTGCAAGAGCGGGAGCTGTTTCTTTAGCCGGTTGCCGATATCCGTACGGTACATCGGGGAGTTTGGCATCTGTAACGCCTTCAAGCCCCGATATGATGCGCCCTTGGCTTCGCTGACTGTGCTGCCCGTCCCGCTCTGAACCATCACGTAGTCCCCCGCTGTTACCAGACAGCGCTTGTTCAATATCTTCCCATTTTCTTGATGCGGCGCTTCGCCAAGCATCATCTCGCAAGGATGCACGAAAGGCTCGGGAGATAGCTTCATTCCATAGACTGGTATCCCCGTCACTTCCTGCCTGATGAGGTGGCTGTACGGGTAATCCGGGATCGACAGCACGACGCCGAGGGCTATTTTGTTTAGCTCCCAATTCCGGCCATCCCGCCCCTCTGCCAAGTCCATTAGCCATTCTGCATGGTCTCCTACATGAAGCGCCTGCTGAATATTAAACAGCGGCCAGCCCGGGCGCATCGTCCACTCAAGCGGGTATGGCGTACCATCATCCGCGATAATGCAGTTTACATCAACGTGACCAACGTAGCCAACTTTTTCAAGCTCTTCCTCGCAGGGAAGCAGCACCTTGTCGGCTAGCTTCGACTTTTTGACATAGCGCAGAACAGTGCCTTGCTCGCCAGTGGCAACGCCCATGTCGTCGTTCATGAGCTTCTTAAATTCCCAATTTTCACAGAAGCCCAGGTTAAACCCGCCCTTGGAGAACCATCCGCCGACGGCCATTTCGATACCAGGGACGAATTCCTGCAAGATGAAAGGGGCTTTAAGTTTGCCGAGCCTTTTCCACCGTTCGAGCATGAACACCATATCTTCCGGCGTCTTGGAGCAGTAGGACAGCGCCTTATCTGCGTCGCCAGAAGGCTTAGAGACGTAGCGCTTCATTGTCCGCTTAACGTAAGATATAGCCACGTCATAGTCGCTAAAGACCCTGCTGGCTATGGTGGGGACGCCGCACTTCTTAAGCACGTTCATACCAACGCCGCGATCCAGTTCCCATTCCGTGGCTTTAGAGTTTGGACCGACAACAGCGATGCCTTGCTTGCGCCACTCATCGACCATGTGCGTGTAGCGGGTGTTATCCGTGAAGAAAATCAAGTCAGCCCACTTGGCCCATTCAATAGGGCTATCTACGCGCTCGACGATGCCCTTACCCACATAGCGGTATTTATCGTCTGGCTTGACGTACCACTTGACCTTATGGCCTTCGGCTTGGCACCGCATCGTCCAGTCTAAGGAAAGCGCGCATGGGTCGATGACGAGAATTTTCATTGCTTCTTGCGCTTCTCGTTGCCGAGATATTGGACGGTTGCGCCACCGACAGCGCCACGGTTAACGGGATTAGCCGGGTTGATAGAATAGTGCGGTCGCCCGTCGCGGATGTCGTCCATGAGCTTCTTCATACGCAAGGCTTCTTCGGACATTGGGTTAGCCACGGCTTTTGCGAGGTTACCGAACCCGGCAGGGGCAGAGACCTGTTTGCTCAGGTAGAGTAAACCCTTGATGCCGGTCATGACCTTGCTCAGCAGCTTGCCATGGACGTCAAACTCGTGCGGCTGCATATCAAGCTTGATACCCCGGTCTTTCAGTTCCTTAAGGCCTTCTTCCATAGTCTTGAGGTGCTGCGCTACCATCTTCTGTTTAGCGCCCGTCTCGCCAAGGATGTCGCCAAGGATTTCCCTATTAGCCATGAACTTGTCGTAGTCCAAGCCGCTCTCTTGGAGGATGTCAGCCGTCGTATGCCCCATGAGCTCGCGGAACTGCTTAACGCCTTGAGGCCCGGCATCTTTGGAAGCAATTTGGCGCTTTAGCCACTGGACTTGGTTGATCGTCCTGATTTTAGACGGCAGCTCGCGCATAGCCGCTTCGACGTTGGCCGTAGCCTCCGGAGAGCCCTTACGAGCAGCTTTCAACTGGTCCATAACGGGGCCGGAGATACCGAGCTCTTTGGCGATTGTGCCGCCGTAGGCATTCGAGAACTCAGCGTAGTTTTTACGCGCAGCGCCGTAGGCTTGCGACACTTCCGGTGGGCCCTTATCGAGCGCGGTCCGTACTGCATCATGCAGCTTCTTGTAATAGGCGCTGTGGACATCGGCGGCGTAATTCATGCCGTTCAGCTCTTTGTCCATCGCCACAAGACTGCCATAGGTGACGTCCTGCTTGCCGGGAATAGGGGGTTTCGCGCCTACTTTAGCGTTAGCGACACTTGCTTGCGCGCCGATATTAGACCGATTTCGTCCTACTTGATTTGTGGCAACGTCGATACGCTTCTGGGCAAGGTCTAGCTCTGCCTGCTTGATAGGGCCAAGTGGACCTTCCATGGCCTCTTTCTTAAGGTCGAGCACGCGCTGACGCAGTGCATTCACTTGAGAGGCATCCGTAGCTGCTGCGGCTCCGCCGCTAAGTCTTACCGCTGTTTGCTGCCTCTTGGCTTGTTCCAAAGCAGCACGAGCGCCGGTCACTTTATCCACGAACTCTTGCGCTGTCGTAGGAGGCGCTGCCGTCGCCGGACGCTCGTTAATCAGCTTCGAGATTTCTTGGCCGGTCGTGTTTGGGTCAACAACGTGCTTCGCCGCCACCGCTTCCGCGTCGGAATACAGTTTTTCATTCTTAGCCAGAGTGCGGTTGACGCCCTGCTGCACGACATCGCTGACGCGGACATTCGCCCCACGGTTGGTTGTCGGTAGGGTCTTATCAGCTATGCCACGGGGGATGTTCGTCTGCTTGCCGCCCAAGTCTTTCAGCATAGCCTCTTGAGCCAGCTTAGGCGCTTCGTTGGCCATGGCGGATTTCATCGTGTTTGGGCCAAGTCTTTTGCCGAGCTCGCCCATAGGTGTCATCGCGGTTTTCTGAGCCAGCTTGCCTTTACCGCCGCCGACACCGCCGATAAGCATTTCCGGTAGGAGCGCAGTTTCCTGCGGCGACACGACCCCCTTTGTGGCTTGCTGGCCTAAACGGCCAACCGTGTTCTCGATAGCCGAATTGATTGGGGAGAACGGCATACCGGCCACACCGAGAAGCGCCTTACCGGCGCTAATAGCACGCGGAACCATGCCGCCCATCATGCCGGGAACATTGGGTTTCACCACGTCCGACATATTCTGAGCGAGAGCGGCCTGCTCGTTCATGAGGTTCTTTGTGGCCGTCTGTGGGAGGTCCATAACGCCTTTGCCCATCGTGACAGCGGCGCCAACGGGGTTAGTAGCGGCTTCGACCGCAGCGGCGCCTGTCCCAAACAAGGACTTACCAACAAGCTCGCCAGGGTAGGCGACATCGCCAGCAAGACCTGTAGGGGCTTTATCTAGGAAGCTGCCGCCAGACTGTCCTTGCTGCTGCGACATTCGCATTCTGGCAGAGGCCATAGCCATGGCTCTCTGTTGGTCAAGGCTCATTTCTGCCATAGAGCTTGCTCCTGCGGCGTCATGAACTTCCAGATATTAGCATCCATACCTTCCGGTGCTGCTTGTTGCGCCTGCGGCGCGGCACTTCCTTGCTCTTGCGGAAGCACGCCAGCGTATTCATCGAGACCTAAAGCAGATAGGCCTTTTTTAAACGCTTCCCTGTTTGCCTGCCCGGTTTTCGGGTCGAACAGCGACGGGACGCCCGTAATTTTCTTCACTAGCCCGCCGACATCCCCGCTGACGTAAGGGAGACCCTGCTGGAGCGCTTGGGTGCGAACAGCAGCATCCAAAGTACGCTGCATATTAGCGGCAACGCTTGTCTCGGCGACATATTTGAGGGCTTCCGGCGTCATATTCGTCGTGCCTTTGGCCAGCTCGGTAAGCTTCTGAGTATTGACCAACATCCTGCCGCCAGTGGATGAAGTAAACGCAGCGGACTCGTCGAGGACGGCTTGAGCCAGTCGTTTACCCACTTCTTGGAGGCTTGTAGCGCCACTCGCGTCGAAACCAGCCATACCGAGAGCCGCGTCGAATTGCTGCCTCCAGTCAGCGCCGAAACCAACCGGAGCGCCTTGGTTCACCATATCGACGACGCGGCTAAAGTTCTCTACGCCTTTCAAGGAGTCCACTAGCTTCTGCGGGTAATTGGCTTTGGCTGTAGCGTCGGCCTGCTTCGCAGCAAATTTCTCCGCCGTAGCTCCGCCGAACCGGCTGCGCATGGTATTGTAGCTGTTCATTTCGCGGTTGACGAAATCGCTAATATGATCCGGCTGAGCCTGCTGCCCTTGAGATGGTTCAGTAACCTGATCCCGTGTTCCATCCATCTGAATACCGGCGGGAACGCCCTGCTGCATTTGTTGTTGCGCCGCGTTTGTAATCTCCGAAGGGCCAGTACCATCAGGAATAGATGCGCCAATCTGGTTACCGCCTGGAGGCGCGGGGGGCTGCCGATTTCCATAGGGGATAGGTTGAACGCGTTGAGCGCCGGGAGGCATAGGAGTAGCGCCGGGGAAGCCACTAGGAAGTGGGGTAGTCGTACCATGCCTTTGGTTGCGGTAATCAACCGTCGCGCCTTTGCTGTATAAGTTTGTGTTGGAGTTCTGCGCCGAGATAGCCGTCTTAAGCGCCAAAGCGCCGGTCCCTTGGTCAATAGAGCCGTCGGCCATCCCCTGCATAATCTGCTGCGGAGACAACATACCTTGAGCCGCAAGCTGACCAAAAGCGGTCTGCCTCTGCTGGTCAAAAGCGAATTTCTGCTTGTTGAGCCCAAGCATAGCTTCTTGGCGAGCATTATCCGCCATCGTGTTTTGCTTTTGTAGGTCGAACGCCTTGTTCTTATAGTCGTTCTCAAGCTTCATTGCAGCGCCTTTAGCGCCGTAAGCCAGAACCCAGGGGAGATTGTCCATACCCATGCTAACCCCCTAAATCATCAAAGCGCCAGCGCCACTAAACAGGCCGCCAAGGTTAGACCCAAAGGCTTGGCTCTGCTGGAGCTGGTTGAGGTAATTCTGCTGGTTCAGCCCCGCCTGCGCGTTAGACTGCTGAGCACCCAGGCCAAGATACTGTAGCAACTGGCCGAGGTTGTTGTTCTGCTGCGCTTGGCCTTGAAGCTGCTGACCGCCGTAAGTGGACAGAGCGCCAGACTTATTGTTAAGGATGTCGTTATAGACCCCATACGGCGTGTAACCGCCTTGCTGAGCAGCACCGGCACCGGCAACGCCAAGATTAGAAGCGGTCTTACCCGTGTTCGCCGCGTTCGCAGTCGCGCTATTGTAGCCGCCGAGGCCAGCCAAAGCACGGTTAAGCTGCTGCCCCTGCCAGTCGATATTGAAGTTACTGGTAGCTTGGTTCTCGAGGTCTGCGCCGTACCCGCTGGAGTTAATGCCCCGAGCCGCGTTGGACGTGCGGACTTGATCCTGCATTTGCTGCAAGCTGCGGTTATACAAGGCACTCTGCGGGTCTAGGCCCATTTGCGCCACTTGATTACCGTAGTCAAGGTTCCGGCCAACAGCGCCGCCAAGAGCCTGAGAATTGGCAAAGTTTTGCTGCCCTATCTGCCCGTAGTAGCCACCTGCTTGGTTCGCGGAGTTTTGATACGCTTGGGCATATGGGTTGTTGAGCTGCTGGTTGAGGATACCCTGCGCCACACCCTGATATTGCTGGTATGGGTTAGAGCCAACCTGCTGGTTAATCGTGCTGTAGAAAAGGGGGTCCGCCTCTTTAGCGTAACCCGGCTGCCATACGTTGAGGTCAGGGCTGCTTGGAGAGCCGCCGATCAAACCACCTACTGCGTCACCCATTGGGCCCCCTAGAGCGCTTTGCTATGTATCTCCTCGAAAGGAGTGTACTTCAAGCGCGCGAGAATAGTCGTTAGGTCGTGCCCGACCCTAGTAACCAAATATAACTTCTTAACGCCTAAATCAGCAAGGTATTTTTCCGAAAACGTCAATAGTTTGACGCCATTCATGCCCTTCCGATACTCAGGCAGGAGGAAGAAGCCGTCAGAGTACGCCGTCAGTATGGTTGAGTAATGCAGGCTTGGGGTTACCAGCGCGAAAAAGTACCCCGCAAGTTTCTCGCCGTCGCGCGCAGTAACGCAGTGCAAGTTGCCGGAGGCATCCATACCGGCGAAGCGGGCCCAATCAGGGGACAGAGCCTCTTCCGAACCTAATTCAGCCCAATGCGCGGCAAATAAGGGCGGTAATTCACGGATAATCGCCGCAAACCGCTCTCTTTGGTATCTCAGAACCATACATGGAAGCCGGTAAGCGCCCAGAACGCAAACGCCCATCCGATGCCGATGTAGAACTCGCCCCACTCAGCGTCGTTAGCTTTGTTGTTCCAGATAGCCCAAGGAGTACGCCAGCCAACATAGTACGAAAGCGGCTGCCAGACTGCCGTAATGACGACGGCGAGCGCCGCAAGGAACCACGGATACAGGAAGGCTAAGGGGACGAAGACAATCAAGCCGCGGATGAGCCCAATGCAGCCCATTTTCAGGAAGTCCGAGCGCTCGCGCTGCGCCAACGTCATGGCATCCCATTGGTCCTGAGTATAGTTACCGAAGAAAAACGACGGCCATTTGTTCTGCGGTGTAGGCCAACGGCCCATATTCTGCGGGTAAGCGTGGGGGACATGGATAGCTAAAAACGAAGTAGCCGCAGTTGCGAGGACCGCAATCCATAGATAATCCGGGAACTTGGGGAGCGAGAGCATGGTCAGAACCGCTGAACAGCCAACAGCCCAGAACAGACGCGGCACAAGGTTACCCTCGAAGTGCAGCGGGTTCCCGTTGCGCTCGTAATGATAAAGAAAGACCAGCGTAGCGATACCGAGTAATAGTATCATTTCGTCGCTCCTTTAGCTTTCTCCCAGCTACGACCGCCGATATAGCCCAACATAACCACGCCAAAAAGCTGAGTTATGGACTCTGGTATGGCAGCGAGCCATGCTTTGAACCCCAAAGTTATATTGGCCGCCGTGGCAGGGGCAAAGGCATAAACGACGCCCATAGGGATAGACGATAGCAGCATAATATAAACGACGTATAAGAAAGTAGGGCGAGCTCTACTTGTCCACGGGTCGGCGCTTTGCGCTTCAGCAAGCATTACGCGCTGCGCGGCTTCGAGTTGCCGAATAGCGGAGTCCGCCGTCGCCGCCATTGCCATTGCTTCTGCTTTGGCTTTATCCGCTGGATTAGGCCATATTTTGTCCATCGCTGTGGTAAGGAGCGTGCTTACATTCGCAATCGCGTCGTCGATACCAAAAGCCATTAGTAGCTCCAAATAGTCGGCCTAGGATATGCGGGGGCATCCAAATCGTCAAAATGAATAAATCTGCCTTCGCCCTTTTGGTTTATTCCTATACCCGTCATCCCACGCATGAGGGCAATAGATAGCAGTCTATACGCATTACCGCGATCCACAATAATATCAACAGCTCTGCCCGTCGTATGAGGCCCGCTTTCACCCGTAGCCGCTACTTGCGCGTTATAAGCAGGGCTGCGATACCCGCTGCTCACAATCATCGGCGCGTTATACTCTTTACGGATGCCGACCAATTTATCCATGAAGAATGGGTCCATCAGGCATTCGCCAGAGCCTTTACAAGTGAATTCCTTCACCGAAAAATACGGCCCCCACATCCATTCGCTGGGCTGTTTGGCATAGTCGATCACTTGATGACCTCTTCTAGTATTTTGGACACCGTAGCGCCCATTCCCGCGCCTAAACTACCTCCCGTAATACCACAAACAGCAAGTACAAGGAGCGCACGGTCGCGTATGTTCTTTATCTTACCGACTTCTTTCTCGACAACTTCGATACGCGCAACGGCAGGGGGCACCAGCTCGAATTTTTCGGACAAATGCGTAATAGAAGTCTCTAAGTCCGAGATGCGGTTGCACAGCTCGACGTTCTGGCGGCTATTGGCCCGTACTGCTTCTTCCAGCCCGCCAATTACGCGGGAAAGTTCGTCGATATTGCTCATTATACCCCCGCTAACTGACCACGTAGAATAATAGCCTGTCTTTCCAAATCAGCCAAGCGTGTAGTATCCCCGTTAAGCATGGCATCTGTGACCGCCCGGATTTTCTTGGCGTCAATAGCCGCAAGCTGGGCGCGAACTCTGTTTTCATTCCGGTATTTTGTCTCTTCCGGCGTAATCACGCGCGTAGAAAGCACTGGAACGCCTTCAACGACGACAATTTCCGTGTTTGTGTCTTGCCCATCGCGCAGTGCGGCGTATTGTTCGTCTGTAAGCTCAATGGCATCCGACGGCAAAGTGGGGCTATTTTCGTAGAAGCCCTTTGTCGATGGCGCATAAAACATCATGATAGCCTCACCAGCAAAGGACGACGTAGCGCACTGTGTCGCTCGCGTTAACGGTTGGTCCGGTATTGTGCTTGATCGAGATTTGGGTCGTCGAAAGCGGCACAGCGCTTGCGGTATTAAATTCAGCAGCACCAGCAGCAAAAGCGTCGTTAACGAACGCCCAGCAGCTCAAAATAGCGTTCGGGGCCGCTAAAGGGATGCTTACTGTGGTCGTCGAGTTATCCGCCACGGAGCCAATATCGCCCCATTCAAGGATGAAGCCACCGGGAAGCTTCTGGTAGCCGTTTGTCGTTAGGCTCTGGTTAGCGCCGCCGAATACCGCAGCAATAGCCGCTTGAACAAACGCCGTACTTGCTGCCTTAGTGCTGCTGTCCGAAGCCGTGCCGACCGTTGGGACGTTAACATTGCCGCCCGAGGGGTTCAGGTAAAAATCGAACGTCGTAGCGTAATTGCCCGTGGCTGTAGCCTGTAACCACCAACTCCCGCTGGCGTATGGGCCAAGACGCAGCTCTACAGTGCCAGCTTTCCAGCTTTGGACGTTATTAGCGTCCGTTGTGCCGCTCGTTACCGGGTTACCGCCAGCGACATTGCCGTAGACCTGAGAGATGCCCTTGCCGGAGACGTAAGCCGTTGGGCCAACAATCGAGCCGCCAGTGTGGGTCGTAACCCCCGTAATCGACATAGTGGACGACGCGGTGACAGCACCGGAAACCGTAAGCGCACCGCCGATAGTGCCGCCGCTGGCGGCCAAAGCGTTGAACCCTGCCGTAGCTGTAGTCTGCCCCGTTCCGCCTTGGGCAATCGTGATCGCCGTAGCCAGCCCAGCAAGTTGCGTAATGTTGGAATTGACGCCCGCATTCGCCGCGTTGTTGTTTACGTCGGTCTGAATTTGGTTAAAATTCGCCATCACCTGCGAAGCGTCGTTCGGGGTGCCGTTGACTATGTTATACGGATAGGAGGATGAAATCGTCATTGCGGTACATATCCTAGTCTCTGGTAGGCAACCCTAAAGGAGCCTAAGCGTAGCGCGTTATTACAATCACCTGTAGCACGGAGGATGAGTTTTTGGAATACCAATGTTTTGTCGAATGGGATTTGAAACATTTTGAGGCCGTAATTCTGGCCATACCACAGGCTCTCACCCCAATTTACCGCGCCCCACAACACGGGGGTAGACGGCGGGAAGATCGAAGCCGTGGACAGCGCCCCGGTGTATACGTCGGAGGCAACAAACGTCGTACCCGTGAGCGACACAGGAAGAACCATGTCTATGGCAACTATGACCGCTGAATTCTGGTAAACCGTATCCCCATCAGGAAGCGGAGCAGTTTGGTAGACGTAACTCAAACCACTGCCGTTTTCGACATAGCTGCTTGTCGCCGAAGGGGTGGCGTCGGTCAGGTACATTTTGCCTGGGTGAGAGGTGTCGAACGCAACGAAAGTGCTGCCGTATTGAAGCACAAGGTCTTGTCGGAAGGTATGAGGCCCCGTCCAGCCGCCGCGAACGTCGTCTAACCACCACTCTTGGAAAGGCTGGTTATCGGCAAAAGTGTTTTGAACGCATATCCGGTACACACCGTCCCCGTACGCGGCGGAGCAACGCGAAGGCGTAGCAGCATAGATAAATGGCATACGGATGTCTGGGTGCGGGTCGTCGATAAACCCGTCAATCCTAACCGTACGAAGCCCGTCGTTGGCCATAAACCGCACACCCGAGGGCGTCGGCACGACAGAACGCGGGGCGGAAGTACCGACTTCGCCGGGTAGATCGTTAACAGCAAGGGTAGATGCCGATTTATCGCCCGTTATCTGCGCGATTTTGTTGGCTTTGAACACGACAATGGCTTGCAAAACGCCTTGGGTCGTCGTAGTGAGCGATAGCGGTGCCAGGGTGGTAATAGCGTCGGAATTGCCAATGACAAGCTGGTCACTAGCGTTCGTTATACTCAGCGTCAGCGCTGCGGTGAACCAGACTTGGTTACTCACGGCAAAGTAAAGACGGCTGTTGAACTGGATAACCGACGTGGGAACCCCAGGAAGAGCGTTTGTTGTAGTATTCCCTGCGTTCCAGGCAGGGGCAGCCGGGTTAGTGATGTCAAACCACCCAAAATAATTGCCAGCGCCACCGGGAAACCCCGGATGCGTAACGACGACGTATATCCCGGTAGCATCCATAGTCGGAGGGGTCCACGCACCGGATGTCGGCTGCGTTGTTGGGCAGTTACCAGCGACTACGCCTGTCACTGTAATGAACGTGTTCGATGGAATGTCGTAACAAAACGGCTCGTCTTTACCGGCGTTGCGCGCTGTAGCAATCATGCCGTAGACCCGAGACCCTATAACTTTGGCAGCGGACACCACACCGGGGCTGCTAAAGCCCGGAAACGACGATGGTATAGTGGCGGCAGCGCGGCACTGTAGGGAAAACGGGGTAGCTTGGTCGAACACGAGATTTGTGAGCGCAGACATAGCGCCTGGAGCGACATTACCGCCATCAAGCGTGTCACAGACGCCCCTTGCTCTTACTCGGTAGTTTTGGGCGTTAACCAGCGGCATAAGTCACCTATAAAGGCTGGTTTTTAGTGGCCTTGCGAGCCCCGCCGCCCTTAAACAATAGTGGATCGAGCTTGACGTTGCGGGCATAACCCTCGTCGTCGTCGTCCATCGACATAATCTTACTTAACATTTCCGCAGCGCGCTGGAAATATCTATCTTGCCGCGCGTCGTCGGTTTCCTGCATCAAATCAGCGGCGAGCTTGGTAATGAGATACCGGCTGTCCTTAAACCAAGGAACCTCGGAGCTACTCTGAGGGTTAACGATGTCGTCTTTCCGTGGCTGATACCTGACGGTAACCTGGAATGACTGCGCCGGAGGCTGGTAGAAATACATGACCGGCGGAGATTGAGCAATGTCAGTGGCGAACTTCGTCGGGTAGTTCGTAATCCCGGAACCCTGGAAAAGCTGGTCATATAACTCAAGCGCCATCTGATCCAGGAAGAATATTGTGCCGTTGACGCTATAGAAAACTTCACGCGCGCGCAGATAATCCTCGGGCAGCGTATACCCGTTGGACCCGGCAGCGATAGGAAGAATTATCGTCTTACGGATGTAGTCGAAGTCGTAGGTTTGCTGCAAATCATCCAGGAGCGAGTTTAGGTACTGCCCGCATTGGACAGTATACCCCGGTGCTTTCGCAACCGCGCACGCCCTCTGGATGATTTGCATCGCCGTGAGCATTACTTGGCCGCAGCCTCCGTCTCAGCGAGCTCGGAAGCCAGAAGAGCCATCCGGTCGTCGTAACTGCGAATAGTCACGCTCAGATTGTGGCGAGATTGTGCTTCTGCGGTCGATAGGGTCTTACCAGCAAACCGCTTTTCAGCTTCGGCTAGATCGTCCACAACAGCATCGCGCTTAAAGCCAGTTTCGGCAATCTGCGCCTTAATCTGCGGGATTTTAGCCTTAGCCTGCTGACGCGCAATGACAGCGGCCAGCTTGTCCATCTCGACGCTCATATCCTCTGCGGACGCGCCGAGAGGGAAATTCCCGTTAATCTGGAACATAGTTTCCGACCCGAACTGAGCCGATAGCTGGTAAGCGTAACCAACTTTACGTTCTTCACTCATGGTATACCTTTCTTAGACTACGGCAGCGTACTTCTTGCGGCCATTCATCGCGTTGATGTCCTGACCATTAATCTCGGCATCGTGCATCCACGTGCGGTGGACTTGATCCTTGATAACAGCCAACTGCGCTTGGTTGAACTTGTACGTCGCGCCATGCATATAGGTAACGCCGTCAATCACGATACGGTCGTGCGGGCCCGGAGCTAACGTAATCGTATAGGTCTCCAGCTCCTCGCCGGGGCCAGCGTGCTGTTCGGTCAAGAGCTGGCGCTTAATACGCAGCTTCTCGGCGTCCTTGAACCGCTTCGCTACCTCTTCCTTGTATTCCTGGTCAACCTCTTCTTTAGCCTCAAGCGCAAGCTTTTCTTGCTCCTCGGCAGAAAGAATTTGCGGCTTAGACGGTCTAGCCATTCGTTACTCCTATGAGTGAGTGTACGGCCCACTAGCGATTGCTTTGGCCGAGATCAGAATAGGCCATCCGGTGGCGCTGTCAACAGCGACGTAATCGCCGGGACGAACTTGGAGCACGCCACGGTTAGGGATATACAGTAAGTTCTGCTGAGAGAACGAGCCAGGGATAATGGGGCTCGTGTTCCCCAAATCATTCTTAATGAGCGCTTGAAACGCGGCGATGTCGGCTTCTGCCATGTCACCACTGGCAACCATAGAGGAAAGCGACGTAGTAGCGTTGGTGCCGAGGGTCAGCAATGCCATAATAATCTCCGTAGGTTAGGGAGCTAGGTTTCCCCGGCCCCTCTATTGAGCAAAGACGCGTCTACCGCCCACCGTAAACCATATGCTGTTTACAGGCAATAATTATTTAACACAGGCACCGGGGCGTGCCTCCGTGGAAAGTTTACACGCAGCCATCATCTACCTACAAAAAGAAAGGGCCCCGTGAGGGGCCCTAACTCATTGATTTTCTTCACGTTAACCGAAGGTTGCACTGTAGGCGGAAGTGCTTTCGATCCGCATGAAAAAATTTTGATTAAGCAAAATAGTGCCGTAGAATACCTTCCAACCGCACACGCGGAGCTGGTTCAGCGGGTCAGACTTATCCGCCGTTTTCAGGTAGCTGAACTTAGCGTCGTCCAACTTGACCTGACCGTAGGCGTTCTTGCCGATGATGAAGGTCGGGTAGACCGTCACACCAGTCGCAGGAGCCGCCGGAGGCGTACGAGCCGTACCTACAGCCGTCAAGATGACCGTCGCACCGCCAGTGAGCTGAACAGCTTGACCAGCCAGAGGGCCAGTCGTTGGGCCAGAGGCCGTAGCCGCCAGATTGGTCGGGGAGGTCGTCGTGCCGATGTAGATATTGTAGACGTAGCCAGCCACGCTCGGCAAGGTCACCGAAATCGAGCCGTTTGGACCCGTCACCGCCAAACCACCCGAGACTTGATGGATACGCTGCTCGTAGCCGTTCTGGGCGATGGAACCAGTCACCTGAATGTAGTAGGTGTTGGTCGCCAGCGAACCAGCAGTGCCAGGAGTGCCCGTAACCAGAGCCACGCCGGTAAACGACGGGACCATATTGGAACGAGTGAAGCGGAGCGAACCCCACTGACCGAGCTCGTTGTTGTAGAGCTTGTCAATGTCGCTGTAGCTCCAGGCGGTCACAACCGTCGGGTTCGTACGCATATCCTGCTCGACGAGCGGGTGCATAATGCCGACATAGTGGCCAGTCTTACCTGCGCTATTTGGCTTACCAGCCGTGACCTTGGCATCTTCTTCCATCTGCCCGTTGAACTGCGGGGCACCGATGGTAAACAACGCGCCGGTTGCACGGTTGATTTCGGTCGGGTTCAAGACGTCACCAGCGACCAGCGAAGCGCGAGCGCCACGGCTGTTCACGTAGTTAATCTGAGTACCGGCCATCAGGTTGTTGAAGGTATTGCGTTCCATCGTTTCGCTCATCTGCATCGCAATGAGCTGGATGGCGGTCTGGAACAGCGGGTGCTTAATGGTCATGTCGGCAACGTCGGTCACCGTCACGGTGTCGCCCCACTGCTGGGCCGTCGCGGATACCTGGGCAACCGTCATGCTTTGGCCTACAGGCGGCACACCCTCCGAAAGCGGAGCAAACGGCAGGTTAATGCGGTCGTAGCGGCTCGCCGTGTAGGTCGTGCCACGGTTCTTCGGCAGGGTGAGAGCATCACCGAACTGATAAGCAACCAACTGGCGCTGGACCAGCGGAAGCGTTTTGTCCTGGATGTAGTTCTCGATATCAGAACTAAACGAGGACGCGCTGTTAATCGTGGGCATTTATCTTCCTCCAAAAATGCCAGAGAAAGACCTCTGGCCGTTAGATTAACACATTCTCCAGTCGTTGCTCGACTGTCTTGCCGCCTCGTGCTCCACCAGATACGTCGCCTTTGGCGCTTACTGGCTTGCCCTGCGCGGAAGTCATTCTGCCGGAAGCTCTTTCCTTAGAACCACCCGACTTAGCCCGCTGCTCAAGGAGCGCATCGCCTAGGAAATACTTGAGAATATCGCCCCGGCTCGCGTTGGCCCCTTGGCCTCTTAATTCCGTAAGCTTTGCCTCCACCTTATCGGCGTATTTGGCAAAAAGCTTGTCGTTGAGTGCGCGGGCTTGGAAAGCTGCTCTGTCCTGACCGTCATGCAGTTGGAATTGCAACTGAGCGATCTGGGATTGGAGAGCTTCCGCCTGCTTGTTAGCCAGATAGGCCACCCGATCATTGGGGTCCATCTCTGCCAATCGGCGCTGCTCATCATCTTGTGTCTGCCGAGAGGCTGTATCACGTTGGGCCTTGAGCACTTCCTCTAGCTGCTGTTGGAGCTGCGCTGCTTTGGCATCCGCCCTGGCGCGCTCTGCTGCTAAGTTAGCGATCCGGTCCGCAGCGCGACTACGAGGCTTAACTTCCTCGACAATCTGCTCTTCCTCGGCTTCACCTTCGTCCTCTGCTAGGACGGCTTCATCCTCCTGTTCCTCGGTATCGAGGACTGCTTCATCCTTGGGGGCGGGAGCAACTTTTTCGTCGAGCTCGTTACCCGTCAGGATATCTTCATCACCAGCCATGTCGTATTCCTTTCAATGAGCTTACGGCCATTAGTCGAGCGTTCCTTACGGGAACGACGCGAAGTAGTTAATTTAGACCATAACAGTCACAAAAACGCAAATATTTTATTGCGGCATCCTACCAGGGTCTTGCATCTGGTCTTGGTTAATCATTCCGGGCGGTCCTTGAACAGGTCTACCTTGTGCTGGCTGCGCTCCGGGACGGGGGCCACCTTGCTGCGGAGGGCCTGCCATTTGCTGCTGTTGCGCGGCCTGCTTCATTTTGACCTGCTTAATGTGCTCAAGGATGTGGCCACGGATTAACTGCTCTTGCCCGTCCATCGGAAGTATCTGCTGGTGCGCCTGAATATGCGCCGTATCGTCATCCTGCATATGCGTCTGAACCGGGAAGCCGTTAATGAGCAGGCCATTCTCCTGTTCTGGGTCGATCATCTGCTGGTGGCGCTTATCCACAATGATTTTAGGGCCAAGACGCGCGCCGTAGACCACAGAAGCGGCAAATTCGACGAGCGGAGCGAGGTTAAGCTGAATGCCATCCATCATCTGCGGCGGGATTTCTTTCAGCACGTTGGTAAAGGCAATCATCTGCTGAACCTGCTGCGCCGAGCGGGTGCCTTCGCTGCCATACCAGTTAAATTCATAGCGCGCGCCAACCTGGATGGGCTGAACTTCCTGCATAACCGCCTGAATACCCATCTGGCCAAACATTTTCACCAGCACGGGCTCTTCACGGTACTGGTAGTCGAGCTCGTAGAACCACCGGAGCAAATCATTCAACACGCCATTCTCGATGATAGTCACCACGTCGGCAGTGCTGAGCATAGCAACTTGCTGTTCCTGGGCTACCTGGGCCTGCGTCGGCTTCTTACTGGCGTTGCCGTTGGGGATCATGGCTGGATTAGTGCCCAGCGTGGTCATCATCTGGTCTTTTATGGCCGCTACGAAGCTCAGCGCGTCTTTCCACAACTGCGGCATGGTGACAAACTGCGTCGATTGCGGGTTTACCTCCCACACAGCGGCCATCGACATAATCATCGAGCCAACGCGAGGGTTTTTCTCTGGGTCAGTCATGACGATGGGCAGCAGACTGTACTGCGCGCTATCCAAGGCCATATTAACCATGTCGTTGACGGCGTATTGCATCTTCTCAATGCCGTTGGCCACCCGGCTTTTACCGAAGAACGACCCCGGAACCTTAACCGCAGGGACCGACAGTACAGGCACCCGGTCACACCAGTACGGCAGGCGGCGGCAGGTCATAATCAAGTCAGGGCCGCCAAACACAGTGACCATGCGGCGACGCTCGCCTTTAACCTTCATCGTGTGGAAAACAGTCCACATCATGCCAATTTTACCGCCCTTGCCGTCAGTTTTGACCCCAGCAGCGTTCATGCTCTGCTTGGCGGTGTCCTGTTGCTGGCCATCGCGGGTGTTTCCCGTGAAACTGAGAAGCAGCTTCTCGCCATCCTCTTTGTTGTAATCTTTGCTGGCAATCTTCTTCTCGATGGCGTCTTTCGACATCCGCGTAACAACAGCCACAACCTCAGCGTCGTCAATGCGGTCCACGTTTGCAGGCACCACGGCCAAATCACGGGCGTCAATCACCGTAACCTGCGGGTAAAAGTCTTTAATTGTCTCGGCTTCGACGTCATTAATCTGGTCATCCTCGGCACCGGGGACGTCAACACCGTCCATCTGCATCTTGCTGCGCTGCACGCGCTTGACCACATGGCGCTCGTCGGTGAACGGCTCAATAAACACGGAATACTGGCCTGTGACGTCACCAGCGCGCACCAAAGCAGGCACAATCAAGTCGCGCAGCTTGGCCTTCTTGACATAGTTCTCCAACAGGGAAATGAGCTCGTAGGGCACGTCGCCGTCTGTGCTCACGATGTCCGCGCAGCGCTGGTCTGGTGGGAAGAGCTGGTTCACGAAGCGGGTGACGCGCGCCTCAATCAAATCATGGGCAACAGGAACATAGACCTGCGACGTGCCGTTGTAGCTCTGCTGGTCATTAAACTCGCAGTTATAGACGTCCCAGCATCGCTGGATGGTATCGCTCTGGTCGCTCTTGTCATCGAAGGCACCGGACACGACGCCATAGAGCTCGGTAAGCTTCTTGCGAATGTCTTTGTCCGTGGAATAGTCTACGTCCCGGCTATCAGCGCCGAGGTTGTCTTGCTCTTTTTCCGCCATGGCAGCCCTCATTGAGGGAGCGTAGTAAGATACCGACGCCCATCTTGGGTCGTAGCATAGCGTTTCTGGTAGTGATTGTCACTATCGTCCTCAATGCGCTTGAACACCATGACGAACGCCTCGAGCGCCTCGATCAGAACTTTATACTGGTTGTCCTCAATCTCCTCGGACAGTGTGACACCACGGGTCAGCATCCGACAGTACCCAGAGGCCATGCCGTTCACAAGCCACCGGCAGTGCTCGTCAATTTGTAGCGCTGGCTCGCCGCGCACCTGTTTCTGTAGCCATGGCGCCAGGGAACCGGAGGACTTGAGCGCGTTAGCGCCTTTAAGTATAGTTACCCCGCAGTTGCGCGCCGCCACTGGCATCCCGCTATTACTGTAGCGGTCGAACTGCTCCTCGGGGGCCATAACCTTTATGTCGTTGCCATAGACCGACGCTTCTTGGAGGATTGTCTGGAGCTGTTCTTGCGGCGGGCCGTACTGCACCCAATCTTTATGGATACGCAGGGTATTGTCCTTAAACTGTAAGAGCACACCCGTTGTCATCGACGGCCTTGAGGAGACCAGCAGATAGAACGGCGTCCTTGGTATAGTGTCGAAATTAGACCTAATGTGCTTGCCGTTAAAGTCCTCATAGACCGGCTTGCCGGGCCGCATCTTAAGCGCGTAGGCCAGAGCATTCACCACGTCTATTCTCCCCGTCGGGAAGGCCAGCAGCTCGGTAATGAGGTCATTACACACAGGCGATAGGGTCACGTCGCCGGCCATAAAGAACGGCCTCAGCCCGGTTATGAACCCAAGCTTGTCCCTCGGCGCTTTCTGTTTCACGATGGGCAGCAGGGTGCTGCGCTTAACCATCTCAGTCCTGAGCGGCTGCATGAGGAACTCCTCGAGCCCGTCTGTCTCCACCCCGATGGCCGCAGGCTCGTAGCGCTCGTCGAGCTTGAAGATGTTATTAATAATTTCATCCGGCTGGTGGAAGCCGCCGTAAGCCTCGATGACGTGCATCTTGTGCCCTGTCCATGTCCAGGCAGCGTAGCCGGTTCTTGCGCTCTTGGCGTTCGTCGTCCGCGCCGGATCAACCATGATGGTCACAGGCGACCACAGGCGCGGCGCGGCCTCTATGCGTATCATGGACTGCTGGAAGGGCTTATTGTCGCTGTCCTCCGACTGGCACATGTACTCCTGCATGAACGCCGTTCCGTTGCCTTCGGCTATATACGCCTGCTTGATGTCGTTAATGACGTTGAGCGGGAACCTATCGGGCCATGTAGGGGTATCAGCACCAGTATCAGGGTCAATATACATGATGGGAAATCGCTTACTCTCCCACCCAGGATTGTTCATATGCGTTTCCATGAGGGCTTTAGGGTGCAGCGGGGTTCCGAGCATTCGTACGCGGCGACAAGAAATGTCCAACGCCGGTAAGAGAACCTTGTAGAGCCACGTGTTCGTCTTGGCCCTAGCTTCTTCCGTAGCCACGCCTTCATCATCTTCAAAATCATCAATCACCGCCAAGTCAGGTCGTGCTTCATTATGCTTGAACCCACGCAGGGACTGCCGCGCACCGACAGCCTGTATCTTACAGCCATTGGTCAGGACAATCTCATCCTGCGACCATGTAGGACCAACTTGGTCCCCAAAGACACTGGTAATAGCGTCGTTGTTCTCCAGCTCGTGTTTCACAGATTGTAGGCGCTGCACGGCACTAGTCCACGTATTACCGATAATGAGGATATATCTGGCTTCTCGGTACAGCGCGGTCATCACAACGTATTCTTCCACCAGCGTCGATTTAGCAGCGCCACGGAAGGCTTGCAGGGCTATGAGAGAGGACGTGGAGTAGAAGAGGTTCAGCAGCTCTTTATGGAACGGTGGGTCTGCATTCTTATGGCGATGGGCAAAGAAGTGACGATGCGCCATGGGGCGGTTTGAAAGCAGCGAGCGAATAATAAAGGCTTTCTGCTCGTCAGGCGTCAGCACGGGGGTTGGGGCGATCTCAGTCGTTGCTGTACTCATAGACGCCTTTAATAGTCCGGTTTAGGAACTGCGTCG